ATTTGTCTCGAACGTTCTCTTGTTCTAAATGTACCAGTTGTACCTACCGCATAATGCTGGTTGCCGCTATTATTTCGATCACCATCATCTCTACTCGTATGAACTCTTTGAGGTACTTTTTCAGATTTAACAGTAAGCACTCGAGTATTAACAATATCTTGTTCATTAATTTCTAATTGACCAATTGATGTAAAGTTAGCAACTGCTCTTGAGTTAGACTTTGCAAATTCTTTAGTATATGCTGTAACATCAATAAGTGCAAATTCTCTCGTACCAGTTCTATACTTTGCATCTTGTACGAAGAAAGATCCTTCAATTACACCATCACCATCTGAAACAAGGATAGATGATCCTTCTGGATGGCTTGTAGCATTTTTATGTTTGTTACCAAAATCAGTATTTGTAGAAGCATACCTAACAAATGTTTCTTCACGTACCCATGAAGATACATCGTATCTATCATAGAATGCAAAGTGTTGTGTATTAGGCCTAAGTCCGCCGGCCTTAAAGAATATTTTCTTTTGTCTTTGGAAAGGTATCAATACAGTATCGATAATTCTTTCATTAACAACTTTTCTAACTTTTTCGTCACTAATAACTTTATTGAATGTAGAATTAAACGTCTCACTAGTCCTACTCCCAACTGTTAACTTGTCAATAGGTGTGCCGCCCCAGTTCCAGTTATGATTATTCCACAAATAAGCCTGTTTGGTATCTAATTGTGTACCGCCGTTAGTAACTTTACCAGTTACGTTTTTGGTGTCTCTCCATTCATCAGATGATGGAGATAAAACCATCAATCCATTATATTGTGCAAAATCGAAAGGATTAATTTTAACTGTTGTACTTGCTTTCGATGCATCTAAATATTCAGCACTGTCATAATCGATGTATACATTGTCACCTTTAAGAACAACGTTAGTAGAAGCGGAGTTATCAAAGATCAATCTAATATTATCTTCGTTGAATGTTGGATGTAGAACACCTACAAAAGGATCAATTGCTGCAGCATAGTTTTCATCAACGGTGTCTGTAAATAACTGATTATCAAAGTTATCTGCAATAAATCCAGATCTGGTTCTATTGTTTCCTGACGAATCTAAAACCTCAAAATTCTTAGTATTAACTTCGAGTAAAGATAAGGTAACTGCCTCTTCAAGTCTTTCAACACGTTTTTCAAGAGTACCAATATCTTTCATGGTAAAACGCTTGTTTTGAACAGGTGTAATCAGAACATCGGAATCATCGAGTGTATTCGCACCTAAAACAATATCATGAAGTGCCATAGTATTCGCTGGCTCGGTTGGGAATGTACGTATTCTACTCGCTACGTCACCTCTAACAAATGTTAGTACACCATCTGCATCAAGAACTAATTTACCTGCCTGCTGGAAGTAGTACGAATTGTTTGATGTAATTGTATCACCTGGCTGAGGAAGTTCATGAATAACTGAACTAAATTGTCCGGGTGTTGCTGATTTTACAGATCTAAAATCAAAAGAACTTGCAAGGTTGTAGATCCTACCACCAGTAGCAGTATATTTAGGAATATTTTTATACCCACCAAGAGCAGCAGAATCATACGATTCCAAAGCGAAGAAGTTACCAGTTCCACCGTGATTAAAATAACGATATTTAACTTTTACGTTACCAGCTGGTGCTGATTGGCCATTCTTTAGAATTAATCTACCAACATCATAAAAGTTGTCTCTTTGACCATTATCGAAGATAAATCTTGAACTAATATCAACACTACCAGTTGCATCACTATCTTTAATTTCTATTACATCATATACATCAGCTTTACTAAGGGAAAGAACCTGAAGACCATCACTATCAGTACTAATACTAACACCTTCACTATCGATTGTTGTTAGAACTTTATCTCTAATACTACCTGATGTATTGTTTACATAGTAAATTACTTCGTAAGTTCCAGGTCTAGCTGAATCTAATTCAAATGTTACACTATTAGTTCCCTGACCGGTAATTGAACTAGGACTTCCAGGGAAAATATCACTATCGTTTCTTGCAAATACCCAATCATTTGTATTTGCATATGTTTCAGATCCACTTAAGGAAGGCATTGTTCCGGTAACTTTCTGGCCAGCACCACCAGATCCGGCTTGAGTAACTGATACACTACCTGCATATCTTTGTGTCTCAAGAATAATATTATCGATCTTACTTGGTCTGCTATTTGTCATATCATAGATAGCAGTATTTAAATTAGTTTCATATAGTTCTGCTACTGCAGGACTACCTTCCAAAATAATATTAAAATGATTACTAGCACTTGTACCAATACTTTTTGCTGAAGAAAAGGCTTGACCGGAATTCATAACAATATCGAATAGATAGAATCTATAATTTGCTCCATCTTGGGTAATTGCTCTTACCCGGGCTCTACCAATTTTACTTCCGCCAAGATTAGTATTATTGTGTATTGCTAATTCTTCAAATGTTGAAATATTTGGTAAGCCAGCAGTATTTCCGTTTGCCCCAGATACTTTTACATAGTTACCTAATGAGAAAACAGTTGTTTCATTATTGACAGTGTAAGTTGATTGCGATTTTGCTACTCTAATTTGAGCTGGATTTCGAGAAACCCTATTTCCATTAATTACCGCAATGCCATCGCTAACATCTAATAATAAATGTGTACTGGCTGAATCGAGAGTAAATTGGGCTGTAAACGGGTTGACAACGTAATTACCTGAATTTTCAAAAATTCTTCGGGCAGTAACTTTAGATGGTACATTAAAAGGATCTACCTGATCAACCGTTTTTTCAACGCCACCATCTTTTAATTTTGCTAAGAATACAAAATTTTCACTTCCAGTAATATCATCTCTTTTAATAAGACTTAATCTAATTCTATATCGATCAGCTCCTGGCGCTGCCGTATTTAATACCGCTCCTTGATTATCGAATAAGCCATCGTCATCATCAGATGTAACAACATCTTCAACTACTTTAAATCCAATATCACCGGTAAAATTATCAGCGTATTTTGATACAATTAAATTCTGGTCTTCAGTAAATACGAAATGACCTTTGATGTAAAAAATACCAGAGTTTACATGAGCTCGAATACCTGTTCCAGCTGCGCCAGTAGTTGCAGTAGTTAATGTAATCGAACCGTTATTAATATTAACTGCATTCGGCATTCGAATAGAATCAGCAGAAGCAGTAGCACCCGACGTTTTTACATATCTTACATAAAGAGTTGCTGGATCACTACCAGAAGCAGCTACTACTTCAATTACTTCCGCTTGAATATCGTTGCCATCCTGGCTAGCAAAAGTAGTACCTACTAGCGTAGAAGTATCTGAAGGAAGCGCGTTTGAAGTAGTATTAAGTTTAATAAATTCATAAGCATTGTTAAATACAATACCACCGGCTTTTACAACAGCACCTTCCTTAAAAATGTTATTACCAAATCTTTCAATTTGCTTTTGTATAATAGTTTGTGCTTGTGTTAATTCTCTTGCCTGAAGAATCCTACCACTATTAAAAAGGATTCTATGATAATTGTCACTATCACTAAAATCGTCTTTATAGGTAGTATCAAATGTTGTTTTAGTAAGATTCGTTGCCATATTTTTACACCGTTAGAATAACTTTAATATCTTCTTGTTGGGCTGCATCTCTTAAAATTTTTGCTCTGTTTTCCATGTAGATAATATCTCCGCTATAAGGATTAACCAAGCTTAATACACTTGCACTGTCAACGGTAATTGTCTGAATACCATCTGAAATAGTTGCACTGTTTGCAAATACACCGAAACCAGAACTATCGTTTTGGTGATAGTATATATCTGAGTCTTGAATGTCATCAATATAAGCCTTAATAGGTGGAGTTGATGTATCTGTTATCTCTCTACCAATTGTTAAATTAGCAGCGTCTGCAGACTTCATATATCTTAAAGTTCTACTTGATGTGCCTTCAAAAATCTTTCCAGAAGCAGCACTATCTTTTTCTTGGATATTTTTGAATAAGCTAATTTGTCTAAAAGAGTTATTAACAATAAATGTATCTGAAACCGTTCCATCTGGTTTGATGTTTAACATAATAGAAGAAGCCTTCAGATCATTACGTGCATCAAGACCAAGACCTTCTCTCGGGCCTATAACTGCTCTTGCCTTTGCGGGTTTAGTTGGTGATCCGCTAAAGATTACTTCTGCGTAATCATATCCAGAACCAAGACCGGCACTTTCATTATTCATTTCAACTTTTACAACTTGACCGGATAAAAGAGTTGCTGTTGCAGCTGCAGCAGTACCGTTACCACGAATAGTAATTGTCGGTGTTGATGAACCATAACCTTCACCATTTGATTCAATTTCAATGCCAATAATTTGACCACCAATTGCGCTATCTTGAACAGATTTCTGATCTGTTTCGAAAGCATTTCCTGCCGCTCCAGGAATATTTTGAACAGGAATAAATCCGGCAGAAAGGAATGAATTAGCTTTACCTGCTGAGATAGCATATAAGAATTTCCAAACATATCCATCGGCAAGTTCAAATGGCTCGGCGATGTTTTTACCTGCAGGAACTGCAGGCTTGTTCAGGGATTTCTGTACAACACCTGAGGCATTTTTTGCAGCCTTAAGACATATAAAGACTTCATTAACATCTGTCATAACATAATAGCTATTTGAAGGAATACCAACAGATGCATCAGACCATGCAGAATATTCTCTGCCACTTGACCAATTTTCTCTTGGTATAACAAGAGATGCTGCTTCAACCTTTTTGACAGATTGTAAATTGTGTCTATGATTTCTTTCTTCTTTATCTGTTCGGGTAGGATCAACTAATGTATCAGTTGCATTCCAAACGTCAGATTTACCAATACCAATATAAAACTGATGTGAATCAGACGCATTTTCTACTTCAGTAAGAAATAGACCCGATAAATTTTTTCTTAAATTGTCTGTTACTATTGCCGTCATTTAAACTTCCACTAAGCTATCGTTGTTACGCTCTGATTACCAACTAAGAACCAGTTTGATCCATCCCAAATACAAGTTGCTCCTTCATTCTGTGCAAGTGCAAAGCTTGTACCACCTGCAAAAATACTTCCACCATCGTTTGGTGTTATAGTAGCTGTTCCTGCACCCTTGTTTGTAAAAATCTTAAATTCGCCAGATGTTGTTCCAGATCCAAGGGTAACTGCAAGAGCTGTACCTTTATTACATATAATATGTGTAGCTGTTGCACTAGCTGTTCCATTAGCAGTTATTTCCGAACTTTGAAATGAAACTTCACCAAGTGTTTTATTTGTAATAGTTTGGGATAAAGTATCCATGACCAAAGTGCCAGAAGCATTAGGTATCCTAACCAATCTATCTGCAGTGGCATTTTCTGCCATCAATCTAGTTTCAAAATCATCAGCAGTCGCACCTTCAAAAACAACAGCCGAATCTTCTAAAGAAATTTGGGATGACAAGTTACTACTATCACCACCACCTAAGAACGCATACACTTCTGCAAAGTTGGCATTTATTTTAGTACCGGCCGCGCGGAGTGTATCCCCAGTTCCGTCGTTGGCTGAAGTACCTGTTGATATATTTTGTCTTGTCATAGAAAAACCCTTATTTTCTTATAATGTTATTTATAATCGTTTAGATAGCCGAATCACTCAAATAACGAGTAAACATATCATTATCCATTGTTTCTGTTGCCATCGACATACCCATATATGCACTATCAGGTGCATGTGTAGCACTATCATCAAATGTAAATGAATTTGGCGAAGCAAGTTCTTCTGCAGAACTATAGATTTTATTTAAATCTTGAATTGTAATATTTTGATAGTTTGCCATAGTATCTGTCAGGCTAACTCTAAATACACCAGTTGTATTCGGATCATCAGGATATCCAACACCATTTGAATCAAAGAGTGCTGTCATTTGAGTAAATGCAGTAACAATTGTCTGTGTTGCCTCATCAAGAACAACAATATCACCGGTATCTGATTCAAGTGGGTTTACACCTTGGGCCGAAAGAGTAATTATTCCATCTTCTTGTAACTGTACTAGTCCTGCAAAGTGGAATCCAGCTGGATGTGCAAATCTTGTATAGAGTGCACTCCAGTCGGAAACAGCTAATCCAGATTTAATAAGAACAGAAAAAATCTGATAAATTGCATTATCTAAAATTCTATTTTGAAATTCAAATCCAATTCTTCCTTGCTGTCCTGTCGGATCAATACCACCAACATGGAGTAAGTCATCTTTTGGGTACTCAATTTGTATTTCTTCACCATAAAATCCTCTGAAAAATCCTTCAGTACCAACAAGAGCACCTTTTGATTTATAAAAAAGAGGTATGAGTCTTGCCATTAACCTCGGATTTTGAAAGAAAGACGATGACTGGAGCCCATTACCAATTTCTTTAATAAGCTCATTGAGATATGTTTCATCTGTCTGAGTAATATCTCTTGCTGAAAAAATATTAGAAATTTCTGAATGGAAAGAATGAGTACCACTACTATCTAAATAATCATAGTAAAGATCAAGTAGTTTAATAAGAGAACCAGAATCAACACCATATTCAGTTTGATAGTATTCAGGCAAAAGCTCTGTTACGCCTGCTACATCAAGCCTCAGTTTTCTTCTATTTAAATCATCTAAAGAATGTGTCATGTTGAGATTGTTGCCAATGTGTTTTGATAATCAATAACTGCATTTGCTGCCGAAGTACTTTCATCCAAAGAAAGTATATAATTTCGAAGAGGACGAATAGTACTTTGATTTGCAGGTACTGCGCTTATATTAATTGAATCGCCAGAAAATGCCGATATATTAAATCCAGAAAGAGTTACGGTTCCCTTTGAAGCATCATAGTTACCAATATTATCAACCAATACCTCTTCGGTAGTTGCATTAATGATCTGTAAATTACTTGAAACGTCGTCCAACTTATTTACAATTGAACTGTTTATACCATTGTATGTAAAACGACTACTAGTAATTTTTCTTGTTTCATCGTCGGGCGATGCAATTGCCGCCGGGAAAGAAATAGTATAATCAGCAGTTGTATTTAATGTTGGGGTAAATCTTTGCTGCATCTTCACTTCCATCTTTGAGTTAAGAATTGCTGGAGATAAATCATCGATAGTTGATAAAAGATTTGATCTTCTAAATACAGAATCAAATCT